TAAATATCTAATAGCACCTGGACTCATATCAAAAACCCTATCATCATCTACAACTTCATCACCTGCTAACTCACCTTCTGGACTTTGTATAAATGCCATTAATGAACTACCAAGCCTAGCCCTTACAACTTCTGCTTCTTCATAACCTTCTATATGATGCATCCTATTTAAACTGCTACTCATCCAAGGAATACCTCTAGTTTGTCCTGGTCTTTCTACTCTATATAAATGAATTACATCTTTAGCATCTACTATTACGTGAGTATCTTTAGAAGTAGGACTTTGTATAAACATAGTATCGCCAGGATGCCTACTGAAAAATGCATATTTAATAGGTCTTTGCCATTCATTAACTAATACGCCCATTCTCCATTCTTGGTTTTTATTAGTAGATTTGCCTGTATAATCTTCATCACACATATCTGCTTCTAAGATTTCTAACGCTAAAGGTACAGTTGATCTGCCAAACTTTTTACCTCTAATAATTCTTATAAAACATTCACCATCCTGTACCATGCTATGAACAGCTAAACGTGTAATATCGTCAAAGCATAATTTACCTGCAGTATTACAACTATCTTTATAGCCCCATTCTTTCCAAGCCCTTTCAACAACACTATTCATTTTAGTATCTAGCTTCCCACCTCTTTGCATCCTTATTTGGGATTGAAGTTTAACACCAGTACCAACAATATTATCTACAACATTTCTTACTGCCTGTTTGCAATAATCAACATCATTAACTAATTGCCTACTACCATTTCTTAATTTTTTAATGTCACCTTTTAAGGCACTATCAGCACTATTAGTAGTACGTACCCAACCGCTAGTTAGCCTATCAAGTTTTGCGCCTGCAAATGTTCTTTTTTTTATAGGGCGTGGGTTAGATTTCCAAAGTTCACGCCATGCTGTTTTAATTCCCATTAGTTAAACCTCACTAACATCTGATGTGGATTACCTTGACCATTACGTATTAATTCTGCTTTTTTCTCTAATTTCAACTGATACTTTAATTGACTTCTTAAAGCAGTTAAATCAGCTAGATCATATTTCTTAAGACTACGACCACCAATAGAATATTCTTTAACAACACCATCTGCTAATAAAGTTCTTATTGCAGCTTCTACAGAATCTAAATCTTGCTCAACTTGTGATTTTGCTTGTATTTTATGTGGATGGCCAGTATATACAAGATTTATTAAAACCTGTAATGAACCACTACCTACATCATATTTTAAAGCACCTTTTGATGCTACTGCCTGCCAGAAATAATCACCTTCTGTTAAATCTGTACTACTAGCAGCTACATCAAATTGCCAGCCTGTACCATAAGTACTACCAACTACTGTTAAGCCTTGATTACCTGCAATATTACTACGTATATAATATGTTAACGCCCATGAGTCTGTACTTTGGATAGCATCACCATAAGGATCAACTAAACTATCTTCCCTCCAAGTCCATGTACTACCTGCACGTAAAGATTTAGGAATGTTCATAAATAACTACCAATTTGTGACATAAGAAGATTTTTTTGCCTTCTGTCTAGATCTTAGCGTGTTTTTTGTATTTAAATTAGTGCTATTTAACAACTTTTTAGCGTAATTAGTGAAAAATAAGCCCTTTGGAACAGTTTTTAAGAGCAAATAGTACATACTAAAGGCATATACGCAACAATCCAACTTTTCTACCGCTTGGTTTGGTTTTTTCTCGTATGTACTAACTGGATAACCTTTTTTATTTGTTTTTAGCGTTCTATATTCGCCTGTTAACTCTTTAAAGTATTCTTCTGTTGTTTCTGCGTGGAAATGGATTTTATCTTTAGATTTAATCTTACTAAAGATTTTGTCCTTAATATCCTCTGTATTTATTATATACACTATACCAGATTTTTTCCTAACACGACCACTATAATTAATATCTACCTTAGTTCCTTTACCTATTATCGGTACACCACTTCTACTACTACCTTTAATTGCAATTACGCCCTGCCCTCTACGTTTTGTACAGTAATCATAAACTGACTGTGTAGCTAAACCTCCTGAGTCCACCGCACAACCGCTAATTTTTAATTTACCGCCATCTGGATGATCAAATGTTTGAGTTAACAATATATCTAACCCTTTCCATACTTCACCTTGATTAGGATCGCCATAAATAATTGTATGATCTATTAAATACATCTGTTCACCAATTCCAGAAGGATCAGCACCAAAGCCCCAACAACTAACTTCTAATCTTTGTGAAGCAGATCCCATTCCACCCTGCACATCAACACCAAGACATAAACAAACAACATCTTTAGGAATCTCACCAGGCAAATAATTTTCTCTTATCTCTAATAATGATTCTGCATTTAATTTTGATTGATATTCATAAGAAAATGTTTCTGCCTTTCTTGTATTAGTCCATGTACGCATTAATGCAGGGTCATCTTTAGCCTTTAAAAATTCATCTACCATTTCTGCCCAAGAAAACCAACCTAAAGGGCTATTTAATCCATTTAACCAAAAGCCAGCAGTTTTACCTGCATTTTCTGGTTTTGTTGCCCTCCATTCTCCCTTACGTAACATTGTGGTCTTTGCAGTTTCATCAAATTGCTTATTACATACCTCACATTCATATTTAACAGTATTAGGGTCTTTATCTTTCCATCTAAGCTGATCAAACTTTAAAACTTGAAAAGCACCACAACATGGTGCAGGTACATAATATTTTCTTTGGTCACTATTTTCATATTCAGCTTCTATTCTTGAAAAGTCTTTAATTGTAGGTGTAGATGTTAATAAAATTTTCCTTTTGGTAAATGTAGAAGCACGTTTTTCTGCTAATGCAACAGGATCACCTTCACCATCAACATCACCAGGATATGCATCAACTTCATCAAGGCCAATATATTTAGCTGGCATTGATCTTAAAGAACTAGCACTATTAGCACCAGTTAGGATTAACACGCCACCAGGGAATATCTTTGCAAACTGACTATTACCACTATCTCTACTTCTAGGTGGTGGGATCTTTTCTGCTAGACAAGGTGTATCCTGTAGCATACTTTCCAATCTTTGTTTGCTTAACCTTTGTGCCATTTGCAAAGTTGGTTGACACATAAGCATAGGTGCAGGGGCATGGTCTATACAATATCCAATCCAATTATTCATAGTCTCAGTTTTCCCAAGCTGTACAGCAAACATCATTACAACCCTTTGTACAGAACTTTCAGCAGATAACTCTTGCATAGGTTCACGTAAAAAAGGAGTACGATCTACTCTGTATTTACCAGGTTCACTAGATCCACGACTAGACAAAACACGATATTTACAAGCCCATTCATCAACAGTTAATGATTCTTGTGGTGTTAGCCCTTTTAAAAAACCCTCTTCCCAAGCGTTCATAATTTTACCAATTGTTCTAATGCAGCCCTATGTTCTTCTGTTAACAACTTATGTATTATTTGTGGATCAGTCTCACCTGCAACTTGACTAGCCAAACGATCAGCAAGGTTAGATAAATTTTCCCTAATAGCTCTACCCATTTCAAAACTGCTTTTATTTATGTCAGAAACAAGAATTAATTCTTCTTTTTTTTGCTCAACGTCTAATCTCGCTAATTCTGCTAAGAAATGTTCCCTTTTTGCCTTACTTTCTCCATAACTTGGTATTTCATCTTCTGGCTTTGCATCTATGTCCTGTTTTAACTGTTTTCTTACAGTTGTATCTTTACTAGGTGGTGCTTGTAAGTCCCATAATCTAAATGCTTCCTCTTTGTTAACCAATCTTTTGCCGTTATGGTTTACAATTGCACCATCAAGTTTACCAGACCTAACTTTCTTTGAAACCGCAGTCCTAGACACGTTTTTTAGCGTTGCCAATTCTGCCATTGTTATAAGCATAATCTAAATTTGTAAACCTATACCTATTATTATAGTAAACCTGTAAACCCCACATATTTTTTGACGCTAGAAAAATTACGAGACCTTCGGATGACCCACGTAGATATAGCTAGAAAGAACCTAT